ACCTGATGATATTTTATCTGAACCAACATAACCACCGCCTTTGTATATCTTGCCATCAAGAATACTATTACCATCTATCTCAATAGTTCTACCAAGTATCTCTTCGCATTCACCAACAGCTAATGCATAAACAACAAACAAATCTTTTGATCTATTTTGTGCTGTGTCCATATAAACAATTTGTGCACCTACTCTTCTTGTTCCATATATGACTGGTATCTTGCCACCTGCAGCAGTCTTGTTAGCCATAATGTCTTGACCTTTAGCTAACATTTGTCTTGCTTGTAAGTAGCCTTTTACACCAACTGCAAAGGTAGCAAACTGTATAGCTTTAAATACACCTGAACTAACAAACTTAGTTATTATTGCACCAATAGTTTTAAAAAATGCAAACATTAGCTACCCCACCTTACATCTGATTTAGTTTGTGTTGCATATTCTAAACCTCTATCGCCTGAGTAAACTGATTGTTGTGATTCATCTGAATAATGTCTGCCTTTTGTTAAATTCCAGTTAGCCCAATGAGAAGCAACACTCATATTTAAAACACTACCATCTATGTTTTCTGTAATATTTACGTTTTTAATTTGACCTGTGAAGTAATTAATAGCACCTACAATATCTTCATTGACATCAAAGTAAGCTACATACACATTCACAACCTTGTCAGTAAAAGCACCAGTTCTTACAAGCTGTCTTACTTGGTTAGTAACATTAGAAAAAGATAAGTTTATATCATTGACTTGTAGTTGCCCTGTTTCAGTAGTTGTATCAACCGCTAAAAAAGAACCACCAGCTTCATAAGAATTAGAATCATAAGAAACATTTCTATAAAAGTCAGTTAGTCTTATAACAGTAGATAGATTTAGTTCTACAAGAAAGGCTGTTTTGGTTTGTTGAGCAGAAACTTGAGTTTGTAAACCTGCTGAAAGGCTTCTTGGCATTACTCAATAACCTCTCTCACATCAAAAGAAATGTTATAAAAACCACTTGTATCAGTAGTGTATCTAATTTCATCATTTGCAAGATAAACATTAAAAAGAGGTTTGTTAGTAGTTACAGCTTCATTATCAGCAACATCAGAAACTAAGTTTGGCTGTATGTTTACTGTAGCACTACCGCCTGATGCAGTTACTTCATCTTGCACCATATAAACCTTTGAATGACCAGCAAACTTAATCAAGTCACCTGCTCTCAATGCATGATTAGTATGTGAAAAACCATCCATAGGTACAGCACTTGCACCTGCTGATGTTGCACCATTAACAAGAATATCTGTTTCACTGTGACTAGTTCCTTTGTTGTTTAGTGGTGCTGCAATAGTAAAGTTTTCATAGCCACCTTTTTGTTTAGATAAAAATGCAAATATCTCCTGTGCTTTTAATTGGTCAACTGGTGGCATTTGTACTGTAAAGGAAAAGTATTGTGCACCTATTTGTCTTGCTGATTTTTTACCTGATAGTGTTTGGTTTAATAATATAGGTCTATTGTCTGTGAATACTAATGACTTAAAGTTTGGGTCTGTTGGAAATTGTCCTGACATTATACGACCCCCATTTTGCCTTGCGTATTCATGGCATTGTTAATAATTGATGTTATAAGTCCTTTTCTTGATGTTAGTAACTGGTCAAATCCAGCAGCATCAACTGTTGATATGTTGAAGTTTACTGTAGCACCGCCAACTGTTTGACCTTTTGTGTGGTCTATAACAGTTTCATTTGGATGCACCATAGCCATAAAGCCACCTTTACCATCTAAACCACCAGCTCTTACACCAGTACCAGTAAAACCACCGCCATTATAAATATCATCAGGGTCAAGTAAATTTGAAAGGTCTTTATTGGCGTTTAAAGGTTTTCTTGTTTTAAAAAGATTTCCTATATCTTCAATATTTGAAGTTATCATGCCTACTAATTTTTGCACGATAAAAACTTGTATAAGTTCATTTATAACTGCTCTAGCTACACTAGTTGCTAAATCTTTAAAATCTAAAAATTGTTGACTTGTTAAATCAAAGAAATCTGTAAATGCATTTGTGAGTTGACCTTCTATTGTATTTGCAAATTGTTTTACTACTGTAATATTTTCCTTTAATGCTGTTGAGTCAAATACATCTTCTGTGACTCCTGTTAAATCTATATATGCTGATTTTGATTTTTTAATTGCAGCTATTTCCTCTTCTATTGCAGCTTTTCTAAACTTTAATTTATATGGGTCGACATCAACCACAACACCGCCTTCTATTTCAAAACCACCAGCTTCATCTATTCCTTTTAATATTGTCTCAATACCAGCTAGATCGCTTTCTAGTTCACTTAAAGTTTTTCTTTTTTCAACTATTCCTAGTAAATCTAAAAATTCTAAAACTGATGTTGATACAGATACAAATGCTTTCTGTAATGGTAAAAGTGTTGCTCTTTTTAGCTCATTCATTGTGTCATTGAATATTTCAGCTTGTCTTATAGAATCTTCAGGGATAACACCTGTTGCAGATGCAGCTAATTCTTTCATAGCTTCTGCACCATCTTTACCCATAACAGCAAGTTTTACACCTGCTCTACCCATAAGATCAGCTAAAATAGCATTTTTCTCAAACTGACTACCAACACCATCTAATGCTTCAAATAGTTCAATAAATACTTCCTCTGCACCTTTTACTGAACCATCTGTGTTTTTAACTTGTACGCCTAACTTTTCTAATGTTCTACCTGCTTCAGTTGTTCTAAGTTGTGCTTGACCTACCATCTTGGTAAAGTTCTGCATCCCTTTGTTGAACTCTTCTGTAGCTAATCCTGACTGCTGTGCAGCAAATTGATACTGTTGTAAGAATTTTGTACTAACACCTATTGAGTCAGATACTTTACCAATACTATCTGCAAGTTGACTTGTAGAACTACCAAATTGTGCTAATTGTCTAACAGCAACAACACCTGCAAAAGCACCTGCAAGTTTTCTCATTGCAACAGTAGTTTTGTTGACGTTTTTATTTACAGAATTAAATGCACCTTTAGTCTTATCCTGTGCGGTGATTCTAAATTTATAATCAGTTGCCATTTTTCATTTGCCTATTTTTCTCTTCTAAGTAAGCTATCCATCCAGTGTACTCAGATAAGGTCATTTTGTCTTCTAGTTCCTGCAATGTGCAATGCAACATTTCAGCTAGATAGTATTTAGCAAATAAGTCCTTATCTTCTGCTACTTTTTTGCTTGTTCCTCTACACTTGGACTGGACATGATTTCAGTTGCTACTCTTGCAAGTACATCTTTATCAACACCATTCATAAGTGCATGTTTGTCTGAAAGGTCAAATACTTTTTCACCTTCAGAATCTAAGGCTTTATATATTAAGCAATAAGCCATTAATGCAACATCATCGTCCTTTGCATATCTTTGCAATTTTGACATTTCTGCTAACGTCAATGGCTTTGCATATATCTTAAGAACCTTATCTCCATCACTCCACTCAGGTATCTCTATCTCTTTGATTTCTAAAGAATCAAAATGAGCTTTAGCCTTTTCTATTACTGACATCGTTTTATACTGTTGTTGATGTCAATGCACCAGTACCTTGTACTGAAACACTTGCTTCAACCAATCCATCAAATGATGCACTTCTTGAAACACCAGTAACAATAGCTGAACCAGTATAATAAGTATCACCTGATGCATCGCCTTCAGGATATACATTAAGTGTTACTTCTGAACCAATGGTTAAAGCACCTTGACCTGAAGTATCAGTCTCATCCCAAAATACATCTAAACTTCCTGAGAAAGAAGTCAATGATGATTTATAAGTTCTAGCAGAATCACCCATTGAAGTATCTTCTAAAGTATCAGCAGATTCTTCGATTGAGTAAGACCTAATTTCAGCTACAGCATTTGAACCGACTTTAACAGTTCCTTCACTTCCTTTATGTGTTGCCATTTTCTACCTCGTCTTTCGACTTTTTCTTAGAAGAAGATTTAATTTTGTCTTTCGACTGGACTGCTTCTTCTTTCCAACCCATATTCTTTAATGACTCAACTTTTGAGGGATGAGCTATTATAGAAACTTTACCATTTGGACTAATTAATTTCATAATTATCTCCTATTATACTGCTACATCAGGATTAGTTTCCTGAACATAGTAATTAGTTAAAAAGGTTAAACTCACATATCCTAGTGGTTTTTCACCTTCACCATTAAACTCTATTTCAGTTGATTCAAGGTAAGTGTCTTTTGCCTTACCATCAAGAGTCCTGTCAGCAGCTATTGCTTTTTCAACTTCTTTACTT